TATAACGGCGCGCCTTTAATGAGACAAATAATCGCCTTTAATGAGACAAAAATAAAGGATGTTCGTGAGAACACCCTTTATTTTTTTTACGCGACAAGCACCCAACGGTCAATCCACTCATATCTCTTAACGCCATCAGCCGAGATAACGCATTTAATAGGAGGCTCGGAATGTAAAGACTGGTCTGCATAATACACACAGAGCGTTCCTGCGGATTCTACGACATTAAGGTTATCATCGACATCTTTGTTTATGAGAATATGCGATTCATACCCACCACGATCCTTAACCGTCGCTTTATGATAATCTACAGTCGCATGCGTTGTTTCAACAAGCTCAATAGAGGTACTTCCTGATGTAGAATAGGCGTGTCCCTGCCTCATAATGTCGGTATCAGAATCGTATTGCAACTCATTAGCATTATACATGCCTTTATTGCGAATTAACAGACGGCCTTTTTCTTGTGTAGCACTTATAGATGCGTAGCCCTGGTCAGTATGTTCGCCGCAGTTAAATGAAACCCCTTTTAAAGGTGCATAAAAATCTATTGAATCAGCATTGAATACATTGAAACGGAGTTCTTTTTTACCGTCTAATTCAATTGCATCAATGAGTGCGACACGATTTTCGCCAACTTTAAATGTCAATCTAGTACATTCCAGACCTTCAAAACGGCCTAATGCAGAGGAAGGGATGACAAAACCGAGAGCGTTAAGCGCAATAGACCCGCCAAAATTACTGGCGTACATCAATGCAATTTCACCCCTTTTAAGCGTCAGTTCTCGATTATTTCCTCCAACATCAAGGTCAACAATCATGTAATTGTCGTTTTTTATATGCGGAACAACAAAAATGATTCCTGTTGTACCATCGGCTTTCATGCTCAATTTTTCTGGTTCAATTGATTTGACAGCTCCAGGGGTTATATCGGTATATGTAGGAAGGGCCTTGACTACAACATTACGATTCCAGCCCCTAAGGTCAACCAAATTGGTTGCCCCATAGACCTCAAAAGTCTTCCACTGCTGCTTTTCGTCATATTCCGGAGGAAGGGGTAAATGGCCGACATCTTCGGGAGTTCCATCGAAAGACGGATTTTGTATAGCGTTGAGCCATTCTGGTGTCACCGGCGAGCCTGCGTCAAATTTCTTTTTTTGCATTGTCAGCACCTTATAGACAGTTTATACTGTCTTTTTAAAATGTTTTTGAAGGAATACTTAGGAAGTAGATTGAAGCATTTCTTTTGGTCGTTCCATACCATGTATTTGCCAAAAAGCCGAAGTCCTAATTCTTTGTATTCCATGAGCCTTTTGTAATTATTGCGTTTTTTAGCCATACCTGTATAGCAGTTTATACTAGCAAGCACACTATTGACATTGTGCTCGTTAATTTTCCACTGTTTCATTTTGAGCATCGTTTTGACACCCTTTTTGCAGGTATTCTTGTTCAGATAGCATCTGTCAAACTTCACCATTGATCCAAGTACCATGGCTCCCTTGCTGTAGTGCTGACAATAAAACTTGGATTCATTGAGTTTGACATTGATTTTCGCCAATCTTTGGCGAATTTCAGGCATAAGATGAAGAAATTCGGTCTTTTGGGTGGTGACGACGAAGATATCGTCCACAAAAACCACCATTTTATATCCTAATTCCTCATTCAGCCATCTTGTGATATCGTTGATGTAGATTCCCATTGCGTTTTGCCAGCAAAGAAAACCGATTGCACCACCGATTCCTGTTGGTTTGTTAAAAAGAGATTTTTCTGGGGCAATTTTTTGCCAGTTTTCTCTAGGAACAAAAACATTACAATGCCTGGCTGGATCGGCTTTAAGAGCCACGCCCATCATGTAAATAAGGTCTTCCTTGTCTTTGCCGGTATAATACGTTTCTATGAGCTTCTTTTGCTGTTCATAGGCTACGTTTACATTGGCATTCGGAAAATAGCCTTTAATATCAAGATGGATTATCCAGGCATCTCTTGTGTAATTTAGGGATTCCTCCTTAACAATTTTTCTAAAAGTTTCAATCGCGGCGTGTTGCCCCATCCCTTTTCTATTGTTAAAGGATATGGGAGACAACACTTTTTCGTAAATGGGCCGTAATCTCCAATCCAGGTAATGATGAACAATCCTTGTTTCCATCGATGTAGCAAAGATTTCCCTGGCTTTTGGAGAAAATACGACGAAGGCGTAGTTAGAATCTGCGGTAAGCTCGCGGGAATTGATTTTTCGTTGCAGGTTTACAAGGTTAGCTTCAAAATTCATTTCGTAGCTAACAGAGTCTGGAGAACGTCTTTTGTTCTTTCGAGCCTTGTAATACACTTCTATCAAGTCACCCAATTCTACCATAAATTCTAACGACAAACATCAATCAAGTTCGCCACCGCCGACACACGCCGAGCGTTATTGAAGTTGTTATTGTTGAAATTTCCGTTGTTGTTGAAAATCCACGCGTTATTATTGTTATAGCGCACCGCGAGCCAGCGCGAATAAGAACAAAGACGCGAGACAACGTCAATAAGGCGCCTACTGAAGATGGATTAAATGAATCCGTCGCCTCCTCTTGTTTTTTGTTTGTCAGATCCAAGGTCATAGTTTGATACCTTGGAAGCCTGGTTTTTAGAAATAACGCTTTTTCGCCATTTCATTACGCCTTCGTCGATTCTCTGAATATACGAAAAAATTTCGACCTGCTTCGCAGGTTTTAGGTATTTTAAATCCGTTGCGATGCGTAAAAGCACTTTAGCAACTTCAAAGTCAGCCAGGAATAGGTCTATGTATTCCAGCCTTTTATCCGTTATTTTATAGGCTAGGCCAAAATTAGACATCATGGAGAGTGTGGTATTCATGATTCTATCCCCTAAAACGACTCGGTCTTTTTTAGGAAAATCATAAATAGCACTATGAACTTTCTTTATCAGTTCATAAGTGTCTATGTAAATGCTTGACGATTTCTGTTTAGAATTATTCATTTTATCTCCAATGGCGGCTACGGAGAGCCGCCATAAAGTTAAAATTATAAAGTCAAGAGCGCCACCGCCGACACACGCCGAGCGTAACTGAAGGCGTTATAGCTGAAATGCCCGTTGTAGTGGAAAATCCACGCGTAATTATTGCCATAGCGCACCGCGAGCCAGCGCGAATTGGTCAAGTCCACTGTTGATCCACCCATAGCAGACAGAGTCTTGTTGACGATATCAAATCCGTCAAATGTGGTATGCCCAGATAATCCACACGTCATTTTGCTAATCATTTCGTAGGTATCTTCAATTCCCATCATTCGCCAATCACCTGCTCTTAAACCAACGGAATTGAAGTTGAGGGAGGTGGCGAAATGGGCGGCTGGGAATGTTGCAATTCCAGACGTTCCACCTTTGTTGGTATGGGTTCTGTTACCTATTGCGTAAGTCCATTCTTTTGCCTTGCCATAAGCGGTCGCCATGCCCTTATTAAAGGAAGGCCACTTCAACATGACGCACTTCTTGATATACTCTTCAAACGTCTTGTAAACGGCTCTTAAAGGGGCACAATGAGCATCTTCGTTGAACTGGGTTCTAGATACAACAACACTTCCAGTTGACGGCGTTACGTCGCTTGTAAGAGTTGCTGTAGAGCCTGGATTAGATGAATACCATTCAATCAGTCTTGCTGCATTTGCGCCGCATCTAACGCCTCCGGAACCGCCCATACGCTGGAATCCTGGATTTTCGCCAATGGCAGGCAACGAGGCTGCCATATTCTGGGAGCAGGAACACCCGGAAACTACGATGCTGTTATACTGGAGATAATCTGACATTGTATCGGCAATTACGATGCAGGAAAGAACACCGTTATAGTTTTCCATATACTTACAATGCCAGTTATAGTTCCACCCAGCTCCTGCAGCTGTTCCTCCAGGATTAGCGATAAGCCAGTCGTTAAGCTGACTACAGAAGTCACTTAACGTTGTTGCCGCATAAGTGAAACTCCCGATAGTAATGTTTTTGTCCGCGTTGGTTCTTTGGCAGAAGGTAATTGTGTGATTTGAACCATCAAGAGGAATATTCGTCAATTCCCACATCCATACGGATGCGAATTTCAAATCTTGACTACATCTGTAATAGTGGATAAGAACATCGTCAGCGACACGCTTAATGACCACGCCGACAGGCGTAAGTCCAGCAGGAATGGAACATCCCTTAAGAAGGTCGCCGCCCTTGAAGAACGTCTTGTTACCATCGCCATCAATATAGAGTGCGTCACCTACCTGAGGGTCATCCGAAATAATAGGGCTTCCCTTGGACGAAAAGGATACACCACACATTTTTAGGGTATGAGTATCGGGATCATACAAGCAGTTGCCAAGATAAGGAATGTTGAGCTGAACCTTGTTGACTGCATGAGGATTGTCATGATTGATTTCATGAGCGGTAACTTCTTCAGACTGAGTTTTCGACTCGGTTTCAAGAGATTTTACGCGGTCGTCAAGGGCCTTGTCAGCGGACTTTCTCTCAGACACTTCTGTGTCGAGAGCTGTTTTGCTTGCAGTATTATCAGTGATATTTACGGCAGTCACCTTACCGTCAGTAAGGGTAACCTTGACTTGAAGATTTGTTCCATCCGTAGAAATCTTATTGGAATCAAGTGCTTTGATTGCATCCTCAATAGCTTTGTTACGGTTTGTGACTTCTGTAGAAATGGCCGCTTCTACATTTGAAGGAGTAGCTTTTGCATTCAATTGTTCCTGGACATTGCCTGTAATATTATCCAGGGCATTGATTTCCGTTACTGTTACAGTAATGCCGTCAAGGACATTCAATTCAGCTGCTGTAGCCTCCACACCAAGGTCGCCGAGAGTGACATTGTGAGGGTTCCCACTTTTTTTCTGGGAATGATCATAGGCGGCCTTACCTCTATCCCCGCGATAAGCTGTGGAAGAATTGTCTCCAAGAGCGAGGGATGCGGAAATTTCCGTATATTGAGAACCGCTCCAGCGATAAGCCTTATTCGTAGAAAGATCTACATATATTTTACCTGATTCGGCAGCAACTTCTTTTGTATGGCCAGAATCACTGTAGAACTTTCCATTATACAGATATCCCTCAATAGAGTCATCAACATAGGATGGAAGCTGCGAAGATGGAACGGTTCCGTTTTCATCAAGGGTTGCTACTCCATTGGCAGCGCCTTTTTCAGAAGCGGCTACATAACCTGTTCTTACTTCGTCCTTGGTGGCGTACTCATTCGCGATAACCTTGCCGTTTCCATCTTTCGTAGCCTTAGTTGCTGTTGCAGCATTGCCGCTGATGTCAACCGGTAATGTTTCACCATCGTTGATATGTTCTGCCTTTACAGCATCATCAGCAATATGGGTGCTTTTGATGGCACCTGCATTGATGGATACGGTAATGTTGACATTTCCGGAAAAATCTGTAGTGGTACTGCCACTTACAGCCCCGGATAGAGCCAATTGAATTTGATTTTCAAGTTTTTTGGCAAGAATCAAGGCGAAGTCGCCATTTACATCTTCTAGCCGGGATACATTATATTCGGATGGCATATTTACCCCTTATAAATTAGGTCTAAAAAATTTCAAAGTGTTATGGGATTCGTGACGCATTCCAATTCCCCAGGAATTTGCCTTTTCCCTTGCATCTACCTTGGTTTCGAACTTTTCGTCAAGGGAATCAATTTTATCCTCAAGGTCCTGATCTGCTGACTTTCTATCCTGGATTTCCCTATTCAAGGCCCTTGTTACGATTCTATTCTGGACCGCCCTTGTAGATGTGTCTGAGAGATAGCTGTCTATTTTGATGGATCGCAGAACCTCGTTGATTATTTGGCTATAATCAGCAGGAACAAGTTTTAGAATCACCTTAAATTTGTTCCCATCCCACATAACGACTGTATTCGAGAACACTTCAAGTACGGGATCGCCAACAAGAACACCATCGTCAAGTGTCGTAAAGACAAAACCAGGCTTCTTTTCCATATCGTTAATATCGTAACAATACTTTTCGCCCTGAAATTCAAGATTGAATCCGGCATCAATGGCATAATCGATTGAATTGGCAAGCCCCTCTGCAACAATTTCGTTTGCCTCGTTTGATCCTCCAGGAGCTTTGATTTCCTGAAAATCCTTGAAATTCTGTAACAGGTCTTTTTTCAGCTGTTCTTTTCTAGTCATTAAACGACCACCTTATTTCAGTAAAGGGAATCTTTTGGGATTCAAATTCATTGATTAACGGAGAACAATTTTCGCGGAGTTCCTGGACTTTGACCGACCATATATACTGTTCTTCTTCCGGATAAACCTTTTCTCCGACCCTTGACAATCCGGCACGAAACAGCCTATTTGGCTTACCTATTTCAATAGAAAAGCCCATCTGTTCAGCAATGAACATATAATGTTTGGCGGCGATACCCCACTGTCTATTTACGGCAGCGATCAAAGCCTGCTTACGTTCTTCTTCTGTACCTTCACCAGGAAGTCCATAGGCATCCTCCCACCTGGAAAGCATTCCGTCAGCGGTGCAACCGCTTACGAAAGACTCCTCATGAGCCTTATCAGCATCAACTAAGGCACGGTCCAGCTCCTTAGCGACAGCATAGTCCTCCGCATCCATCGGGATGGGCTTAAGCATGGACATTGCCTTATAATGAGGTGAATCAAACGGATTCGTCATTCTACAATCAATTCCCCAAGGATGAACTTCTGATCGGCAGAACCGGGAACGACATCAATATCTTCGTATTCTCCGCCATTCACAGAAATTTTAATTTCTGCGTTCTTTGCTCCATTCTTAATTGCAAAGACCACAATCTGGGCTGCAACAAAGATGTCTCCAGTCTGAAGTTCATTGAAATACCTTTGAACATCAGATTTAAAAGAGCTCTCGTTAAGGTCACCGATTCCGTCAACGATTACTTTCAAGGAAATGGGCGTTTCTCGCTGAACGGAAACAAATATTTCCTTTGGAGCCACGGGGCCTTCATCCTCGCAGTGTTCCCTAACAGATTCGATAAGACGCATGGAAAGCGATACCGGAGCAAGAAGAACGGCCATAGTTCCAGCTCCATAGGCTTTCTTGATCGTTTTCGCGTAGCCTGGCTGTTCAAGACTATCTTCGTTAGTGTAGAACTCAATTCCGTGGCATTTAACCATGTTTCTTTCAGGAATTTGCCAATCCTCAAGATTGTCAATGGCGTATAATTCCACAATCCAAAAACGAGCTTCCACCGCCTTAAATGTATCCATATTCCAATGATCAGCGTTGATTACGGCCCTCAAGACTCGTTCTGCGCCTTCACCTTCTGCAGAATAAACCCTGAATTCTGCACCCCTGGAAGTGATAAATCCAAGACCGATTCCAAATACGCTCTTTGCTCCACCAAGATCAATAATAAGGCTTTTACCAACATCTGGCGTACCTACGGCGAAGCCGACGCTATCCTTATTTTTGGGGTCAACCAAAGCTGCTCCGTCGAACGGAATATTTCCGGAGAACATGGATGCCGTAAGCGGCAATACTTCACCATTGCTAACCGTTTCAAGTGCCCATCTTTCGTAGTCTGTATCCTTTCCTCCTGAAGGAGGCTTCCTTAAATAACTAATCACAAAGGAAAGGAGTTCTGCACCTGTTAAATTGTCAACGGACTTTCCACGTTCTGTCGCGAACCGTTCCAGGGATTCCTTACTCATTGTAGATGGGAAAATTTGATCTACAGTCCAATCCAACTGTTTGTAAAGCCCCCAAATAGCGCTTGCGGTCGTCGCAAAACGAATATATGTATCAGTTCCCTGGCTAATGTTGATGCTTGGGTCTAGGTTCCTAGCGTCAACTATCATTCTCTGCAAGATGGTATCAACACTAATGGACATCAGAAACCTCTACAAAACGAGTAAATGTTACAGGTTCATCAACATAGGAGACTACTTCTACATTGAGTTTTATGCAGTCGCTCTTCACATAGAAAGCGTTGACTTTAATCGATTTTGCATGTTTGTAGCTGATTAGCCATTGAAGCGCCTCCGAAGCATAAGCTTCGCACTTGATTCGGGTAAGTTCGCTACCAACCGCATTTCGCAATTCTTTGAACCGATGGCCAAATTCAGGACGCTTATAGAAGCTTCCCTTGGCTACCGTCAAGGACATTTCGACTTCTTCTTTCAGAGATTCAATATTCATCGCTATACCTCCGGAGGTGCAGGATTAGGAGTATCAGGAGGTGTTCCTGGAGAAGTGGGGCCAACAGCAGTACCGTGGGTCTGGGAGTTGACTGTTTGTCTAAGATGATCCAAGGAGCCTGTTTTATCCCATATATTGCCATTTACACGTAGGTCACCATCAATATCAACACCTTTGGGAGCCTTGATTTCAACAGTGCCATTTTCCTTAAGTAAAAGGTAATGATCCGCCTTTCTATACAAGGCGCTTTCGCCTTCCTTAAGTTTTGGACGGTCAGGTCCATCACTTGCCACCGCAACAACTACATTGCCGAACTCCAAAAAAAGGACTTTAGACCCACTTGTCGGCACAGAAATAAAACCGAACTGCTGCATGAGCTGCCTATTTTCAGCATCAATGCCGTTAGCCTTGGCGCTGATATTGCGAAGCTTACCAGCAATATCCTTGCAGGAAGTGACTACACTTGTAAAAAACTTCATCATAGGGAACCACCTGGCTGTAAAGAAATCATTGTTCTTTGCCCCTCCTGTTTATTTAGGGAAAAGGTGATTGATTTAATCAGATAGCTGTCACTTGCACCATTAAAGTTATCATCCACATCGACAAACTTGTTTATTTCCCACACGACACCGTTCTGTGAATGGCCCCTTACGGTATATTCAAGAGATATTGAAGAAGCTTTTTCGGTAGCCACTTGGAGTTCTGCAGTTTGCTTCGCCGGGCCTTCGTTTTCATTCCAGTTGACAACTAAAGGCTTGTCAAAATCAATGCCATCATTCTTTGCCCGGGCTTTCACATATTTTATGTCGTTGTCCGCCTGACTTTCGCCAATGACAATCACTTCGCTATGAACACCTTCAATAGATTCTGTTACACTACCCTCGATGTAATCAACTTCTGACCCATCTTCAAAGGCATGAATTTTATATTCCGGTTTGCCGCGTTCAACAGGCTTGTCGAAAACAAATTTTCCATCCGGAGAAGCCCAGAACAAAAGTCCCTGGGAATTGGCCGCTCGCTTGATAACCTCAAATACGGTATCGCCAGGCGTAAGCTGGGTAAAGTAGCGCTTAACCTTAACCTTTTTCGCACCAGAGTTATAGATAAAATCCTTCTTTCCGATAAAGGGAAGGTTTCGAATCAGCTTTTCAGCCAAGGCATCCAACTTAGTGGGCAATGTGGAAAACTTCGTTACACAACTATCCACCAAGATAGACGCGACGGATCGCCCTCTAAAACTGAGTTTGCATCCGTCACGACTGCAAGAGCGCGTGGTTGAATCGATGATCCCTGTCATGACACAATGCTTGTTTACCCATATTTCACAAGAATCGCCCTTACAAATATCGTACTTGGAAAAACATTCGAACTCAAAGGAGCCTTCAGGGCTGTACAAGTCGGAAGTTATCGTATAGCTTACGAACTTGTCCATCCTGGAGCCTTTTACGGCTACTACAACTTCATCACGATTCATAGACAAGTACCTCGCCTTTAACAAATGTCGGGTTCTTGATATTATTCAAAGAACATAGTCTATCCGCAGCTTTGTAATTCAAGCCGTTATCAAGGGCTATCTTGTGAATTGGCGTTGCTTGATGATAGACCACAGTCTTTGTCGTCATGTACTGGACTTTCAATCGAAGAACAGCCTCGGTAAGGGCTGCGGCCTGCCTCTTGATAATATCCGGGCAAACAGAGATAGGAAGGACCTTATTTATAAAATCCCGCACGGTAGCAACAGAGTTCTCTATATCGACAGGAGTCATAATATAAGGTTCAGATGCTTCTACAATCGAACGGCCTTCAGCATCGTCATTGACAACACGTTCAGCGGCAATAGACTCTTCCATCCGTTTTTCATCATCTGATATATGCTTGGCAGTTTCCGTTGCCAGAGTGGACGCGGCAAGTGTTGCAAAAGACGCGTACACTGCATAAGGTACCGATGAAGCCATTTTTTCAAGCTGGACTTGAAGGTTTTCCACAAGAATCGATGCAGACGCATTTGATTTCTTAGAATCAACCTTCCTGGACAATGCTGTCATTGAATCACAAAGACCCTGCAATGCTCCTGTGAGGGTTCCCGACAGGGAGTCTAAATAGTCTATGGTAGAACTTATTGCATCAAAGGGCGCTTGTACCTGGGCAATAACGCCCAGAATTTGTCCCATAGCACTATTGACAGCCCTTGCAAAAGCTCGGGCTGCATCACCGATAGACCCCCAAAGTTCAGCAAGAGACCAGTCATCACCTTCAACATCCGGCACTCCGGCTTTCTGCATTTCTTCGGCAATTGCTTTCTGGACTTCTGCATTTACTTCTTGCGCATCAAGAGCACATTCGTAGTAAGGGTCCTTATAGGATTGAATGTCTTCCTGGACACCAGCAATTTTAAAATCAAATTCAAATGTGGCACATCTTAAACGGCGGTCATGGTTAAAAGAAACATTTCCTGGATAGCCCTTCAAAACACCGTGTTTTGGATGAGTTAGCTCCACAGGAGCCATGAACTGAGAAAGAAACCACTTTCGCAAGCCATCAAAATTATTGTCATAATCGTCATTGACGATGATACAGGAAAAATGAAATTCTTCAGGATTTACCCCCATATCCTCAAGATCACCGCCATTCTTGTACGGGTAAGTGCTTTCAGATATGGAATGAGTTATGTCATCCTTATTGTCGGTAAGCCTTAAAGTCCAGGGGCCAAGGGTGATCTTCTGCTTTTCAAAAGCTTCTTTGAGTTTATCTTCGGTCATTAGAACCCCGGAGTATTCTTGGTTTGAACTTTTGGAGGTTTAACGCCCGGAGGGGCTTCGACAACAGTCTTTTGGCCACCGATGATATTGATGTTGAAGCTCTGGTTTTGCGGTGGAAGCTCAATCTTTGGCGCAAGCATTTCCATGTAAGCTTTGTTATCGACAATGGTTTCCTTGCGTTCCTTGTTCTTCTTAACAGCTTCCTGCATCTTCTCGGATGCGGCATCCATTTCCTTCATGAGCCTGTTCACCTTCGCTTCATTGACATAAAAAAGGCTGTTCAGTTCATCTTGCATGGCATTGAAAGCGATATCCTTCTGCTTTGCCCAATAGGCAGCTTCGTAGCCATATCTATCTTCTATGTTCTTGTTGCTCTGAGCCTGGATTTCATCGCGTTTCGCCTTCATTTCTTTGTTGGTTTTGTACAGTTCAACGCAAGCGTCGCCAAATTCATAGATTTTACCTACAGCCCAGCCTGTTGCAGCCGTCAAGGCACCCATGCCAAGAGCTGTGCCGCCAAATTTGTTAAGGCCAGCCCTTGCGGCAGAAGCCGTTCTACGAAAACGGCCCATTTCCTTTGTTCCGTTGGCAATTTCCTTATTTGACTCAACGCGAGGCTTGGATTTTGGCAAATCGTCATCATCCATGTAGTAGTTCGGATTGCCCATTCCACCTTGGCCCATATTCGTCACAAACACTTTTTGGACATCATTTGGATTAAAGGGAACAACATTGGATGGCTGGGCTTTTGAGTCATTTTTGCCAGGGAATAGACTCTTGATAGTTTCATACCCTTTCATTCCAAATTGAACAGTCTTTACAAGACCAATTCCAGCGGCAGCCAAAGACATCGCCGTAAAACCAGCTGTAACGAGTGACTGATGTTCGCTTAGAGTTTGAAGAGCTTTAGAAAGGGTTTCAACCGGCCCGGCTAGATTTAGATCGGCGAATTTCAAAGCACTCGCCTTCATTTTTTCAATAGACTTGTTAAAGTCTCTTGATACTTCCTTAGCCCTTTCATCAAGTACAGCCGTATTGGTCATACCTTCTAGACCACTTTCGGATATAGTCTCAATCGTCTTAAATCCATTCTTGTATTCGGCAATCAAAGGCTGCAAGGCCTTTATAGACGATGCACCAAAAAACTTCTGCAGTTTCTGAATGTTGCCACCCGTCTTTTGCATCAATTGACGCATAATGGCATCAAAATCGTTAAACTCATTATTCTTGTCGAATACATGGACACCGATTTTGTTCAGGTCCTTTGCCTTTGCCGAAAGTTCACTGAAAAGGGAGGATACAGATGTTGTAAGTTCCGCTTCACTCTTGATTTGAGCGTTCATTACCTGTAAGTAACCGCCAAAACGAGCAAATTTTTCTGGAGTATTAACGCCATGAGTCGAGGCCGCAGCAAGCAAGGCTTTACCTTCTCCGGCCAATTTCTGTAGAGTAAAAGACCCTTGGTCACCCTGGATGATGAGGGAATTAAAAAACTTTTGGGTTTCATCTGCCGTAAGACCCATAGTCACTCTTAAAGAGGCTGCAACAGCAGCAAGGTCTTCCACGGAGGCTCCAGACGCATTCGCCGCATCTGCCAGATTTTTACCCATTTTTTCCGAGAAATCATAATCACCGGTGATTTCGCCGATTTTAGAAATGCCTCCAAGAATAGTATTGGCATCCACACCAGTCTGTATGGCCATGTCGTGTAGAGATTCACGGAAAACCTTTGAATCCGCTTTACTCTTTTTCGCCGCCATTCCATAATACAGGATTTTTTCAGACAAATCCCCTACAGCTTTGACGGTGTAGCCAATACCACCACCAATAAGAAGTGGAGCAAAGACCGAAGCGATATTCATATCGCCAATGGACTTGCCAAGCGCCGACATAGACGCTCTTGCGCGACTAGAAAAGGATGCAACAGAGGCTTGAGCCCTGTTGAGGCCTCTGTTAAGGCCCGCCGGATCGGCTCCAATACGTAATGTGATAATTTCGTTTTTAGCCAATTTTTTGCCATCCATCGTCGCTACCCAAAGCACCCTTCATCGAAAAGACAAGGAGCCACTGGGCGTCATTCAGTTCTGTTGCGGGACAACCAAAATATGCAGAAGCTTCAACGCCATAGGTAAGCTTAAGACTTTCTGCGGAATTAGGTCCGGCTTTTTTTTTAGGGTATCCACAAGAGTTTCGAAGTCTTCGTCGCTAAGACGGTCCACATTAGGATCATTCTCATCGGCGAAAGCATTATATGCGTTGCAAAGAGCTGTCAACTCATCGTTGGTACACACCAGACGCATCTGTTCGGCACTCTTGAAAAGGCGTTCGCCGGTATCAACATCGGTAAACACTCGCCACATACCATGCACAGATTCCTGCTCACGGTAATCGGCGATATTGTGATACGCGATATCGATACCGTCACGTTTAAACTCCTTCTGGTTTTCGATTTTCGCTTCGCGAGACTCGCTAATCGTAAGGAGACGCATCTTGATCTTAATGTCAGGACGGCCAGGCCATTCAATAATCCTAGTCACCTTACGACAATCCTTGATCATCTGGATGACGCTGGATTCCTGCTCTTCAGACCGGATTCTTTTTTCAAATTCGCTCGCCATTAGCTTACCTTACGGCTCTTAGCGAAGAACTCAAGGATATATTCCTTTTGAGCCTTGCCGTCGATTTCAGAAAGTTCCATGGACAGGCACTTTACACCGTCATATACAACCTTGTTTCCTCCGGTGTACTGTACGATGCAAGTAGCGCCATCAATGTCAAGCCATTCACGGTCGGCACCCTTTTCGGGGGAAATCGTCAGGGAAAAGCCATACTGACGGGGAATATCAACGACATCAAAGCCGTCCGCCTGTTCAACAACCTGGGAAGCTTCAATCTTGTTTTCCTTGAACTTGGTGAAACCGTCAATTTTTTCGGCATCAAGGACGAGAGAGACTGCAGAAATTCTTGCCATATCCTACTCCTTAAAGATACAGGTCAATTGTGGAATAAATCTGGTTAAGGCCAGGAACAACCGGAGCCGGAATCTGGCACAGCATACGGCCAGGTTCATTCTTGGATTCCTGGGTAATGAACTGGTCTGCATATTCATCGATGTAGCGAAGAATCTGTTCAGATTCCAGGTCATAAGCAACAGCCTTATTGGCCTCGTTGAGAGCGTCAGCAAGCTGTGCGTGGATAACCTTGTTCTTGAACTTGGCGCGGTGCATTGCAAGAATACTATCGCGGAAATAGTCCAGGCTTGCGATAATGCCAGTGTCAATGAGCTTGGTAAAGCGGGAGCCGCTGTTATTGCTTCTGGTGGTAACGGCACGAACGATGCAAAGGCGACTGTTTTCTTCGACAAGCGGGATTACGCCGCCGTAAAGCATGACATCCTGCTCTTCTCCGCTCCACTTATCCTCAATATCGGGAGTTGCAATACCAGGAATGCCAACACCGTTCATCGGTACATTGGGCTTGCTGTTGCTTGCAAAGATCGCTCCGAGGCCAGCTGCAATTTCCCAGACGGTAGAATTGATCTTGTTCTTTACAGCTGCCACATGAAGACGCTCAAAGTTCACAGCCTTTGCCGCAGCGGCTGCGCTGGATGCGGAATCAGCAACCATGGCGCAAATGGCGCGTTGACCGCGCTGTTCAAGAGGTGCAGCTGCGGCTTCGGTATGATCCTTCAGCAGCACAAGGTTTTCGTGGTCATTCACCGGACTTACGATAATATGGTAACGTTCGGGGAAGGCTGCCTTCAGGGCGGATTCAAGACTTACATCCCCAACGCCTTCGGTCAAGGTGACGGAAGTCGCTGCAATATCTGTAGAATTGATTTCCACAGATACATTAAGGCCGCCCTTAACTTCGGAAACATACTTACCCTTGCACTTTGCAGTCAAGGTAATTTCGCCGGAATTGTCCTTTACGGAAGCGGTAAACGGAGCATCCGGGGTATTGTTGACGACATCAGCCAATGCTGCGGCAACAGCCTTGAAATCGTCAGACTTTGCAACTCCAGCAGAATATTTTTCGCCATTGCATACGACGGAGATTGCGCCCGCCTTAGAAGCAGTCCCCGAAAGAGTAAACTTCCAGGCTGCGGCAGAACCGACGGGTTCTGCAAAACGCAAAAGGGTAATCTGTGCGTACTTCCAGGCCTTCTTTGCCGCCTTGTACATCTGCATGAGCACAGAACCGGCGCCAGCAAGGTCAAGAGCTTCGGTCTCGGTAGAAACTGCGGTAGGCTTGTTCACGGCAAGCGAACCCTCCGCAGACACATCACCAATCAGAAGAACCTTCTGGATATTGGCAGGGAGACCGTTTGGGCCGGCATAATAATTATAGCCGGTATAGGAACCCGGAATCATGGTTTCCGGAATGTTAGGTTGCAGGTTCATCATTTACCTCTTTGAAAACAACTTTTCCTTCTGCAAAAACTTCGTGATCAGGAAGTTCACTCTTGAAGGTTGAGCTAATAGACAGCAGTTCCCTGTAATTCGTTTCAGCAGCTTCGGGTACCACTGTAAATTGCGTAGTAAATTCAATATCAACGACCATTAGGGATACGGAAAGGTGCTCCTCTGTGGTTACATCCTTCCATCTGACAGCAGTCAAGGGTTCCATGTCAAGCCCCAGGTCGTTGTGGTGGAGCTTGTGGATTACATGCCTTACAGCAGGATGGGCTATCATTCGCCTTTGTTCTTCGCTTGCCACATTCTTGACGACAAGCGAAACGACAACATTCACCTTTTCTTCCAGCTTGCCGCTGTTGTCTGGAATTTCAAATTCTCCGGAGGTGGCTGCGACCGTGAATCCAGGGCGAGAAAGTGTGGCAATTCCATTCTGAATGTCGATGGCCTTAAAAACCATCGGATCATTATTTTCGCAAAACAGCTTTTTAATAGCTGATTCAATCTGGTAACAGTTTACAACAGGGCTGATTGTACTCATAGTGACCCCATTGAATCCATGGTGAACACTGATTTACCACCAGTTGAAATAACCTTGAAACTTGTTTCAGAAACACCTTCATCCGGGACAATGCCGATAGAAATATCACCTTCGGCAATGCCCTTTAGAAGGGATAGAGCATTCTTGTAACGGAGCTGCATGCCATCAGACACATTCATCTCAGTTACACGTTCATAAAGATTGTAAATGCTAAGGTCCACACAAATGGACTTGAGTACACTCGGGACACAAGGCAAGGGCAGCTTAAAACGCTTGCCGATGTAGGCATCAATAAGGTTGGAACTTTCCTCAATAGCCTTGTTGACAATGGCCTCCTGGATGGTCCCGTCACAATTCGGGGAACCATCATCAGTCACTTCAACAAGTCTGGCATCGGAAACATGCCCCTTGATATCATCGAGTGTACAATAGTTCATTTTTACCCTTAGGCGGTCTTGAGAACATCCTTCAGGAGGAAGCCCGCATCCTTGCCGACAACGACTTCCTTCTGGTACATACCGACCTTGATAATTTCGCTGCCCTTAAGACCAATCTTCGGAGCATCGATAATATCGGAGATACGTTCGCCAACCTGTGCGGTCATACCCCAGGCAACACCTTCCTTCAGGCTGGAAAGAGGTTCTTCGTAGTGAGCCCAGATGTGGTTGCCCCAGCAGCGTTCCAGGTTGAGGTTCTTGGCATTCTTGGTAGTATTGATGCGAGCTTCACCAACCAGGATGTTTTCCACTTCGAACAGGTCACAGAGCTGCTGACGTGTAGCAACGCCGCCACCGTTACCATTCGGATAAATGGCCTTCAGAACATTCGGATCGGTACGGAGCTTGGTGTACACGCCATAGCCCATACCAAGCTTGTTCGGGCGTGCAAGAGGCTTGTCAAGCCAATCAAGCAGAACCTCGACAATATCAAAGTTGTCTGCCCCGATACCTTCGTTGCCTGCATAGGTATGGCTAAGGCCGTTACCATAGTTTGCAGCATTCTGCACAATTTCGGCAACAATCTTTTCACGACCTAGAAGGATCTTGTTTACCAGGTATTCAAGATGGGTGTTGACAAAACGTTCCTTGTTGTCAATCTGGTCAATGTCTTCACGCGGGATAATATCTTCGAGACCACGGGCTACACAGAAGTCGGACCTTTCTTCACCGCTTAGGTGAATGACATTCGGTTCAGAGGTTCGACCAACATGAGTATCTTCCACAGTAAAGGCATCACCCTTGGTGCGTTCAAAATACTTGAACTCAAGCTTAGAGCCTTCAAGAGTCTTAATCGGCATCACTTCATCAGCGATAAGTTTCTTGTTCTTGTAGGCAATCACAAGACCGGTCTGGGTTTCGCCAATCGGGAGAATCAAGGCGGTGGACAAACCGGTGCTGGATGCACCGAAAATGTCAAGTACAATCTGCGGAACGCCGCAGGCGGTCAGCGTGTCAGCGCCAGCGAAAGCGCAAACTGCACACGCAAGAGAAATAAGCACGAGAGCGATCTTGGTAATCTTCTTCATGTTTTTTACCTTCTTGTTGATTTTAAAGCTTTACTCGGATAATGTCGCCAGCGGCACCACTATCAAGCGCAATACCCGCAACTTCGCCTTCACCAGCAGTTACAGCCTTGCCATCAGCATCGGCAGAAAGCTTTGCGCCAAAAGTGACCGCACCGCCGCATTCAACCTTTGCGATGCCATCCAACTGCACATCGCAAGGATGGCCGGTATCCACGTCGATATCGGTAGATGCTCCGATACAAGCCGCGCCAGCGGTTGCAAGTTTAACGTTACCATCCGCAGAACCAACCATGGCAAAGCGGAAAGCGGGGACCGCATTTTCTGCGGTAAAGTTCAGAATGTTACCCTTCATGGGGACTCCTTGTTATTTGAAACATTCTTCGGCAGCTTCTGCAAAGGTCATTACGCGGCCCTTTGCTTCCTGATCCGCCTTGTACTTGGAAATTGCCTCTGCAGACGACACCTTCGGTTCTTCAACAATCATTTCGCCGAAAGAAACAATCTTAGGCAAGGCATTGACTGTATCTTCAAGAACCTGGGAAATATTCACGCGGTCATCACCTTCGCCGAAGCACCCTTCGCCATCGACCGGGAGATTCTGGACAACCCCAAAAACCTTCATCAGGGAATCCTTCATCACTTGGTTACAACGGCCATCGGCAATGGCCTTATCCAAAGTCTCCGAGAATGCCGCAGAGGCTCGGAGTCTCTGCGCCGCAAGCTTGTCGGCCTTGAGAGAATCAATTTCAGCTCTCAACGCGGCATTCTCTTCGCTCAAACGCTCCGTCTCCGTTGAATTACCTTCGGTATGAACACCAGTTTCCGTCGGTTCGGTGGAAGAGGGAGTTGCAGTTTGAGGATCGTTCCCGTTCTCCGGCGAACGACCAATAGGTTCGATAGTTTCTTCCGGGGCGGAAGCACCGTTTTCTGGCTCCGAGAATGACGGCTCCGTAGCAGGTGCTGAAGCAGGTGCCTGTGCCGGGAATTGATCGGAGTTTTTAAGCACATCCTCGATATGCTCAAGGTCCCTGATGGCGTATTCCGGGAACATCTTGTCAGCAGCCTCTACGCCTTCCTTTTCAATCATCTGGTCGCGCTGGAAACGGAACAGCTGAGGAAGCGCCATAAGCTTATAGACGAGGGTTTCAAAAACGGTTCGCGGCACCAGGCGGTCCCAGGCATACTTCTCCGCAAAGACGAGTACGTCCTGCTCTGTAAGGCCCTTGTCGCTTTCGGCAAACATACCTTCGCCAAAGCATAACGGAGCCATACCTTTCATAGCCGGAGCATGAGCGCCGAGAGCGCCCAGGTGACGCAATCCCTTCTTCAAGTTGCTGTAAACAGCAGCCGAAAGATACTTGAAGCCGCCCTTCTTTACCTCTTCGGCAAAGTCCGGGTTCACATCGTCAAGCTTCACCTTCAACACATTGTTTTCAACCTTGGAATCAACGATAGATGCGACACGCGGAGAGTCAACCTCCGGATGTCCCTTCACCATTGGCGGCTGGTAGCCTGCGCCAAGCTGGGTGTGAATGCCATCATTGAGGTCTTGCAGGTCCGACTCGCTGAAGTTGTGCTTTACGCCAGCCATATCGGTGACTTCGCCGCACTTAAACGCTTCAACCCACGGTTCCTGAAGTTCATCGGATTTCAGAGCTTTTGGGAATTTGTCTTTCATGGCATCAAAGTTACACGAAATAAAGCGAAAGAGCCTATGACATTGTCATGCCCAATGTCAGAGCCTTTCGGTTAATTTTGCGTGGAGGTATATACCATGGATAAAAATTTTTGGCGAGAGGCGTTAAAACAGTTCGGTGTAGGCGTTATTTTCGCCGTAATGCTCGCAATTTTTTATACGAACGAAAACGCCAAGTGGCAACAGAATGCTGCAAACGATCAAGTTCGCTGGGAAACCATCCTGCAGAAGTATAGCGACGACCAAAGACAGGCCCTTGAAACAATCAAGGCCTGCTGTATGGAATCACATAAGCTAAGGGGCGAATAATGAGTAAATCCGAGCTAAAGCCAAAGGCCAAAGAACTCTTTGTCATACACCAGCTGAGCCTATCGGACATTTCCAGAAGACTCAACATTTCTACCCGCACTCTTCAGACATGGAAAGCAGAAGACCATTGGGACATGGAGCGTTCCAAAATGAGTGGAAGCGAAGAAAACTTTCACAGCGAACTTTTCCAGCTCGGCGAAACCCTTGCAAGACAAATCAAGGAAGACATGCAAAATGGAGTAAAGGTTGATCCTCAGCGATTCGCGGCACTCCAGAAGATAATCGATACTGCGGAAACAAGCCGAAAGTACGAGGAAAAGGCCCCAAAAAAGAGCAAGGATGAAAAATCCCCTGAAGAACGTATGAAGGCAACACTTGCAAAGATGAAGGAAATCCTTGGATTATGTCCGCAAGCCTAGAAACTCTATTTTTCCCATATCAGAAACGATGGCTTCTTGACAAGTCGAAAGTAAAGATTTTCGAAAAATCGCGCCGTATCGGCGGTACATGGGTACAAAGCTTTGAGGATGTCCAGGACTGTATTGAACGCCCTGGACTTAAAGTGTTTTTTAGCAGTGCCGACATGACCGCAGCTGCGGAGTATATTGACTATTGTGAATCCTGGATAACAAAGCTCAACGCCATTGCCAAGGCGTTTGCAGAAATCAGCTCCGAGGATATCGAGGATTGTGAGTTCGCAGACGAAGACAAAGGCATTAAATCCAAGGTCATTGAGTTCAACAACGGCTCGAAAATCTATGTGCTATCCAGCAACCCCAAGGCATTCCGCTCCAAGGGAGGGAAAATAGTCTGGGATGAAGCCGCCCACCA